TCACGCCACGCAATGATGAGCGAGGGTGTCACGTTCAGTTCGTAGGCGAGCGTGTCCACATCCTGCCCAAACATGGTTTCCGCCCGCCGGTATTCCTTCTCCGTGATCAACAGCCGTGCGGCGTACTCATCCGCCTGCCTTTCCGATTTAGCGTCACTCACAGTGTGCCCGTAGACAGCGTGCCCTAATTCATGTGCGATCATGCTCCGACGCAGACGGGCTGGCACACCAGTAGGCACCACAATCGTGCCAGTATTGCGGCAAAAGTAGCCAAACCTAGCCTTAGACGACTCCACAATCTTTATGCCCAATGAACAGGCGAAATCCTCCACATCAAACATGTGTTCGAGAATAGACGCGGGCTGTAACACGATCCCAAACACAATCCCCCTCCCGTGTTGCGCATCCGGTATACGGTAGAAGCAAAGACCGCTCCCGAAACAGGTGATTCCATGAGCCTCCGTGAGAGGAAAATAGAGAAAGACATCAAAGCCCGCCAAAACGTTGAAAAGAAAATGGCGGCTGAAGAGCAAAAGAGAAAAGAGGCTGAAGAATATAGGCGTAAGGAGAAGGAACGCCGCGCAAGCCTCACCCCCCAGGAACGCAAAGAAGAGGACAAGCACCGCCGTAAGAAGAAGGCCATAGGCTGGTCGATCTTCGCCGTAATCATCCTCATTATTGGCATTGTGATTTTCGTGAATGGGCCAAAGTGGGAGGAAGAAGATAGGCAACAACAGGCCGCTGAACAGGTCAAAATCGACAATGCTTCTAAAGACCTGCGAAACTACTGCAGGAGGGCATATGGTGGTGAAAGCGGCAAACCTATGGGTGAACTCCCCTACGGGTTCATGATCTCTAAGCTCGGTTTTATTGGCCGTTACACAGTCGAAATGCGACTGCAGATTGGTTACGACACCGATAAGGATATTGCGGAGTATGCAGCCGATAACTTTGGCCGTCTCATCGGATGCGGTTATGAGCCGAAAGACCCAGACTTCAGTTTGACGGATGTTGAAGTGACGGACGGAGTTGGAAACTTTATGGCACGTGCACCGTTCAGAGATTGCCACGGTCAGCCGCTCTAGCCGCTAGCTGCATATGTAGAAGAGACCCACGGTTGTTAGCCGGGGGTCTCTTTCTATGCGTCGAATTGGTCGTCAGGTGGCAGCTCGGTTTCCCCGTGACAGGCGGCCATACGCTCCGGGTCGAATCCGTCTAACTCTTCCCCGTCACTGTTCCTTCTAATGAAACTGGCAACATTGCAAGGGGGCGGCGATTCACCGCCCCCTTGAGACAGCAGGCGGAATACAGCAGGCACGCTTCATCACTGAGGGCGACCTCTACCGGCTTATCGCTAACTCGAAATTGCCGGATGCTGAGAAGTTTGAGCGCTGGGTGTTTGACGAAGTACTCCCCTCTATCCGTAAGCATGGTGGGTATCTGACTCCAGAGAAGATCGAGGAAGTTCTCCTTAACCCGGACACGATTATTAGCCTGGCTAACCAGCTGAAGGATGAGCAGGCGAAGGTGAAGGAGCTTACCCCTAAAGCGGGGGCGTGGGAGACGTTCTGCGAGTCTTCCGGCGATATGAGTGTGGCGGATACTGCTAAGGCGTTTAAGGCCCGTTGTGGTGTTCTGCGCACTCATCATTGGTGGGCTGGTTGGTGTCGTGTTGGGCGACGTAGTCGAGGTTTTCTAGGCCGGGGAGTGGGGCTAGAACATCAGTATGGCGCATGGGTGTAACATTCCCACGCTCTTCGATGAGCTCATCCACCGGGGTAGTGAATTCCCGGTGGTCGCCGGGAAGCTTCATGCGGCGGAGTACTTCTTCGGCTAGGTCTTCTTCGGTGGCATCGCGAATAGCAGATTTGGGGTCGCCCTTATCTACTTCCGCTGGAGTGAGAAATTCTGTCACTACTAGAGCGCTTACGGGGGGTATCCCGTAGCCGCGTGCAACAGCTATAACGTTTTCGGCGCTTACCCCTGTTGTCCGCTGTGAGTTGATTGTCCCGTAAGATACGCCGGTTTTCTTCTCGATGGTGCGTAGCGAATCTCCGTTCGTTACGTTGTTGAGCCATTCCCTTGTGTCCATGCATGTAATGGTACGCCATATTTTGCGTGTGTTCAAGATATTAACAGTACTTTATCTGCTGATTTAAAAAATTTCGCAATTTCGCTTGCATTATTCAAACAATAGTGTGTTACTGTATCTAACAGAATGTTAAAGACAAAAACATCGGAGGTGAAAAACATGGAATACCGACTCGATCCAAGCGTGCTTGACACAGCGCGGAAGAGTGAAGGGCTGACAAGTGACGAACAGCTCGGAGCAGCTGTGGGAAAGACTTCTTCAGCAATCCGCAACTATCGGCTCGGCAAGACTGTTCCGAACATCGAAACTCTGATGCGGCTCAAGGAGATTACGCATCGTCCGTTGGACACGATGATTATTCGCTCGGATGCGTTGGCCGCGTGAAAGAGAAACTCCCAAGACGTATGCAAGCGACTTCGAGGAGTTCGGCCCTATCGCGTTTGAAACGCGGAAGGGTGGTCGGCATTGCCGACAACCTAGTAAATAAAAGCGCCGGTCTGGTAACGGCCAGCCGACGCACAGATTCGCTTGATAAGGAGCGGAACTATGAATAATTCTAACAATCTTCCTGATGTAGCTCAACCAGGCAGTTCTCCGTTTGAGGATATTAAACGTACTTCTGCTGAAGGTATTGAGTACTGGTCTGCACGTGACCTTATGCCGCTCATGGGGTATGTGCGTTGGGAAGATTTCTTGAAAATCACTAGGCGTGCTGAAGTTTCCGCCTCGAATACAGGTCAAAGCGGTTTTTCGGAGATCACCGAAAAACCATCTGACGGCGGGCGTCCTCGCCTGGACTACCATCTGTCACGTTTTGCCGCTTATCTTGTGGCGATGAATGGAGACCCGAATAAGCATGAGGTAGCTGCTGCTCAAGCGTACTTCGCTGTCCGTACTCGTCAGGCTGAGAAGATTCAGGAGGCGTTCCAGCTTCCTGGTAATTATGTGGAGGCGTTGGAGGCTCTGCTAGCTTCCGAGAAGCAGAAGCTCGAACTTGAGGCTACTAACCGAGAGTTGGCTCCGAAAGCGCTCTTTGCTGATGCTGTGGCCGCGTCTTCAGGTTCTATGCTTATCCGCGAGTTCGCTAAAGAGCTCTGCCAGAACGGCTACGAGACTGGCGAGAAACGCCTGTATGAGTGGTTCCGCAACAATGGCTATCTGATCTCGTCTAAGACTTCTGATCGCAATAGGCCTACTCAGTATGCGATTGAGCGGGGATGGTTCGAGGTGACTGAGCATGTTGTGCAGGCGGCTGGTCGCGACCCGTTCGTGTCTACGGTTACCCGGATTACGGGTAAGGGGCGCCAATATTTTATGCGGAAGTTGATGGGCGGTGATCTCGTTGCGTGATGTGGGAGAATCGACGTATGCAACGCGACGAAACAGCGCGTCTGTTAGCAGCTGTGAAGAAATCCACTGTGCAGATTACGCGAGCACAGGAGAAGCGGGACGCGGCGATTGTCGCGGCGTTCAAAGCGGGTGTCAACCGCGAGGATATCGCGCATGCGGCTGGTTTGACGCGGGTTGCGGTTTATCAGATTGTGAACCGTCAGAAGTAAAAGCAATTGTTGTTTCTTCTCCGCTCCATACTTGCAATAATGTAAAATCAATTATACATTATGGGGGAAATAAAAAGAGCCCAGGCGCGGCTGCGACCGCCCTGAGCGTGGACTCAACTGTGAGGAGTTGAATCATGTCTAATGTTATCAATTTACCTGCTAGCGCTCAATCTGAGCTGATACCAATTCAGAATAACGACGGGGCGCAGGCAGTTCTCGGCCGTGATCTCCACGCATTCCTAGAGATTGGGAAAGACTACAGTACCTGGTTCAAAGATATGTGCCAGTACGGCTTTATCGCTGGTCAGGACTTTACCCCGAAATCGGGGAAAACCTCTGAGGCTGGTGGTCGGCCTCGTATTGATCACATTATCTCGTTGGAGATGGCTAAAGAGATCTGCATGATCCAACGGTCGCCTCTAGGTAAGCAGGCTCGCCAGTACTTCATCGAGTGCGAGAGACGCGCGCGCAACAATGTTCCGGCGTTGTCTGGGCCGGAGCTTGTCGCCCGCGCTCTGATCGAAGCTCAGAACATGCTGGAGGAGAAAGATCAGCAGATAAAAGAGCTTGCTCCGAGGGCGGGGGCGTGGGAGACGTTCTGCGGGTCTTCTGGGGATATGAGTGTGGCGGATACTGCTAAGGCGTTGAACTCTCGTAGGGGTGTTGATACTGGCCGTGATCGCCTGTTCAAGATGATGCAGGAGCTCGGCTGGACGACTCACTGCCACGGCTATTGGGAGCCTATGCAGTATGCGGTTGAGCGTGGCTACTTGGCGGTGAAGGTGAATATGCCGCGGTGGCGGCCTAACGGTGAGTCGTTTGTTCCTGCACCTACTGTGCGGGTGACTCCGAAGGGGCTAGGTCGTCTCGCTGAGAGTCTACCTACCCGGCGTGTGGGAGGTGCGGACAGTGAGCAGTGATTCTGCACCGTACGTATACACCTATGATGGCCCCGCAAACCTAATCGGTGATGAGTTCGGCTACCAAATGTCGCGGGACACGGTAAAAAAGGCAACGCTGCGCGGCGAGCTGCGGGCGGTGAATCGTGATGAGTTCGGTCTGCATGGGCCTATCAACATGTATGCGAAGAGTGATGTTCGCGAATGGTTTCTCGCCTATATGGGGGTGGAGTGATGGCGATGAGTGAAAACACTGGCCTTTTCTACGAGTTGACGGATGAGACTATCGAGGTGTGCGGGCATACCCTGCACCGTATCCGCGCGTTGAAGGACATTAACAAGGTTGTCCACGCCGGCGATCTTGGCGGTTTTGTGGAGTCTACTGCGAATCTTGATGCGAGTTGCGGTGCGTGGGTATTCGACGATGCCTGCGTCTTCGGTGATGCTTTGGTGTACCACTCCGCCCGCGTGTACGGGCATGCGTGGGTGTACGACTCCGCCCGCGTGTACGACTCCGCCTGCGTCTTCGGTGATGCCCGCGTGTACGGCAACGCGCGTATCCATGGGGACGTCGAATTCTGCGAGGGGGAATCATGACTGCTGCTGCTCTTAGCTTCCTCCTAGTCGTGGCTGTGGGAGGCATGGTGTGCGGGCTGGCCGACCTGGTCCTGGGGGTTGTTGATCGCCTGGTGGCTACATGTGTCATAGTGTCGAAATTAGGTGGTGTGAATCATTATGGATCGGTTTTGGCGTGATAAGGCGAAATGTGCCGGGCGACTAGGTTTCGTCGAGGCTCTTGAGAGAGTACCTAAAAAGTATCGAGCGAGGGCGGTTGAGGAGGCATGCCGGGACTGTCCTGTGATGCGGGAGTGCGCGCGGGATTGCTTCGCCTTGGGCGAGGACGGTGTTGTGCGTCTGCGAGATATGGGTGTTCCACGCGCTGGTGTGTGGGTGCCTGTTAATCCTCGCACGGGGCTGGAGTCCTACCAGCTGTTGGCTAGGCGGGCTGGTGTCGATGCGTGATTATCCCCGCTGGGTGTGGGAGGACGACACCACTGAGACTGTCTCGATTATCGAGCCGTATGACTTTTACAAAGATTTGGAGATTGAAAACAATGATTATTAAAGATTCTGACCGGGAGACCTGCCCGGATCGGTGGTTTGAGATTCGCCGGGGTGGGCTGACAGCGACGGAAGCCGGGGCTATCGCTGCTGGTAAGAGGACTATTGGCGGCGTGTGGGCTGATAAGAAGTCTGGTAAGAATGTTCCCTCTAATCCGTTTATGGAGTGGGGGAACATTATGGAGCCCCGCATTCTGGATTGGCTCCGTATGGAGCTGGATAACCAAACGATTGTTGCTAATTCTCATATCGTGGCGTGGGATGACGACCAGCGTTGTCTCGCCACCCCGGACGGTTTCACACATGGCGCTGTGGTGGAATGCAAGACCACAGGAGCGGACTGGAACAGTTTGGTAGCGGCTGATCCGCTGCGCGCTGAGGATTTCCGCAAGATGGGGATTCTGCACTATTTCTACCAGTGCCAATGGCAGATGCTGGTTTGTGATCTGGATGAGTGTTTTTTCGCGTGGAATGTCCGCGAGACTGCCCCGCTCGTTGACCAGAAGGGCTTGACGTTCAGTATCAATGGTGAGCTGGTGCGCGATCCTAGCCTGATCTTCATGCCAGGAGATTTTCACTGTGTTCTAGTCGAGCGCGACGCAGACGCTGTTGAGAAGCTGTTGCGGGTGCGTGATGACTTTTTCGCCTATGGGGAGTCTGGAGATCCGTCTATCCCGTCTGAGGCTGTCGAGTTGATGCGGGAGTCTAACCGGCTGAAGGCGCGGGCGGAGATGCTGCGTAAGCGGGCGTTAGAGCTTGTGAAGCCGGTTCTCAAGGCCGGTGATCGTGTGTCTGGCGAGTGGGGGAGTGTCTCGTGTTCTGAGCGGCGGGTAAGCCGTCTTGATAGTAAGGCCCTGGCCGCTGATCTTCCGGATGTTTTCGATAAGTATTCTTCCGAGTCTGTGTCTACTCAGATTCGTTTCACTTTGAAGGAGTCCTAGCCGTGAATTTTAATCCTGCTGATTATGCGACTGTTGATGAGCGTCTGCGTGCCGCCCGGAAGGATCATCCGGAGATGGTGGTGGAGACGGTTCTCGCTTCTGATACTGCTGTCCCGTCTTCTGATGCTCTTCGTTGGGTTTTCCGCTGTGACCTGTATAAGTCGGCGGAGGATCGTAAGGATGGGTTGCTGTGGTCGTCTGGTTGGGCTGCCGAGGTCGATGGGCTTGGTGGTCCTGTGAATAAGACTTCTGCCTGTGAGAACGCGGAGACTAGCGCTATTGGCCGGGCTTTGGCTAACGCTGGCTATTCGGGCGATAGGCGGGCTTCCCGTGAGGAGATGGAGAAGGTTAACCGCTATGAGGCGGCTGAGCGTGAGCTACTGAAAATGATCTCTGAGGCGGCTGATAAGGACGCTTTGACCAAGCTGTGGAACTACGCGTCCGGTAATGGTTTGGCGCGGTCTGAGAGCGTTTCTGAGGCATTCAGGCAGCGTGGGGAGGAGCTCAAAGCATGAGTGATCTTGAGTACACGCCGGTGATGGTGGAGCAGCAGCTCCGTAGGCTTCTCAACAATCTTTCTGAGGCCACCAAGACTCAAGATGAGGCGTACGGGCGGTTCTTGGATGCTAAGCGTGCGCTAGATTTCGCTGAGGCCTCAGCGTTCGTTGAGACGGTCGGTAAAGGCTCTGTGAAGGATCGTGAGGCGCTGGTGGCGTTGGCTACTGTACACGATCGTGAGGCCTGCGATGTGGCCGACCGGGCGTATCGGTATGCGCGTTCTCGTCTGGACATGCTGAAGATTCAGATTATGGGTGTGCAGACGATTGGTAAGTCGGTGTCAACCGCGTATGGGGCTGTGGGGGTGGTGGAGTCGTGAGTGCTGAGTTTCCTCCGAATGTGCGTGGCATTGTTTTGGAGCGGTGTCAGGCGCATTGTGAGCGGTGTGGTAGGCCTACTCCGTTTGGAGAGTTTCATCATCGGTTGCCGCGGAAGATGGGTGGTACGCGGCGTGGTATTGGAACTGTGAAAAATTGTTTGTATGTATGCAATTGTTGCCATCACTATATACATTTGCACCCGAGTGAGGCTTACCTAAAAGGTTGGCTACTTCGGGACACGGAAGAGAATCTTGCGGAGGTGACCGAGCAATGAGCATCGAAGCTACATCATGGGCTCTCAAAGAGACGCGGCTAAACAGGCCTGATCTACGGCTCATGCTGATTTTTCTATCTGAGTTCCACAGTGGCGGCACGGTGTCGGTTATGCCTGAGCTCTCTGTTCTCGCTGAGTCTTTCCCATGTAGTGAGGATAAGGCTGAGGAAATGCTATCTGAGCTGGTAAGTAGTCGTTTTCTGTGGCTTTCAGAGGACGCGAAACTGTTTGCTTTCCCGTCACTTGATTGGAGTGCGCAATGAGTAACGCAGCTATTCAAAGAATGGTTGAGAGAGAGTTTTTCATTGTCTACGACGATGTTATCCGCGACATTAAAGACCCAGTAGCGATAGCTCTCTACTGTGATCTACTTTCGTATGCTTCTACTAATTCCACAGGTTCGCCTTCATTGCGTCAGCTAGCAAGCGATATTGGGTTTAGTACTAAGAACCTCGATTCTATTCGTCGTGCGTTGATGATTTTGCAGGATAAAGGCTATGTTGCGGTCTTTAACCGGTGGCGAGATAACGAGGGGAATACCTCGATGTCTCGCAGCGAGAGGTTCTGCATACCAACCACTAACGGATACGAAGTGTGTACTGATTTAGGCGGGTTTAAGAACCATGCCTAAAGACAAAGTGATTGATGGTCGCAGAAGGTTCTCTCCTGTCTACTCGGATATTATCCGCGGCGTTAAGGACGCTAGGGCTATCGGCTTGTACTGCATCCTCTGCGACTATGCAGGTAGCAATGATTATGCTTACCCGTCATTGCCAAAACTTGCTGATGACATGGGGTTAAGCGCGAATAGCTTGAATACGGTTCGTGGCTGTCTGAGGACGCTTGAGGCATACGGTCTAATAACTGTTTTCAGTAGATGGATTAATCGTAAAAACGAGGTGTCGTATCGGAGGAGTGAAGATTTTAATACTCAAACTTCCAACGGTTATGTGGTCTGGGACGGGATTGGCTGTAGTGGTTCTCGTGAGGCTCGCGCTCTGTTGGAAAGGCTCGGAATTTCACCAAACGGTGGTGCGGATAGCGACACAGGGGGGTTGCTGTACAAGAACCCGGGGGGTTGCTGTACAAGAACCCGGGGGGTTGCTGTACAAGAACCCGAAGAAATACACAATGAAGAAATACACAATGAAGTAAATAACCCCCTACCCCCTTTGCGTGACAGCGCGGCGGAAGGCGCGGCGCTGGTTCCGTTGGGCGACCCGCAAGCGGGTACGCCGACACACACAAACCACGGATCCCTTCAGCCCGTCAATGAGAGCGACCCACAGGGTCTCCAGCAAGGACGAGGGAAGCTAACCAAGCGTCAATTGGACGAAGAGTTCGAGAGGTTCTGGATGTTGGTTGGTCGCAAGCGCGGCAAGCAGCAAGCCAGGAAGAGCTTTGAGAAACAACGACGCACCCATGACCTGGAGTTCATCTGCTCACAGATCACGAAAGCGCAGGATGAGTGGCTCCGCATGGGGCGTGCCCCGGAGTATTGGCCGCACCCGTCAACCTGGCTGAATCAGCAGCTAGACGACGATTACGACACCGTCAGGATGCCGTCTCAGCAGGAGTTTTACGAGGCTCGTGTGCAGATGCTCAGGGAGCGGCATTTGCGGGAAAAAGACCAGCTCGAGAGTATTTCTCAAAGCTCGCCCATACTGGCTTTCCCGGCTTCTCCAGCCGATGACGACGACAGTGATGGCGACGATTGGGAGGAGTGGCAATGACGGTTTTCATGGCCGCGAAAAGCGCTGTTGAGCTGGGTAAACGACTACGCGGCCAGCGTTTACCTGATCCTGCCGAGTTGCTAGCTATCGCTGAGGCGTGGGAGGCCACGTTCCTGGATGCTGGCCTCGACGAAGAGACTGTGAATGCGGCTGCGAAAAGCCTGACACAGTCTGGCGAGTCGATCACGGCTAGCGCCATCATCAAGGCCGGGAAAACTCTTCTACCTACACAGACTGCATCGCAGAGCCGTGATACGGACGAGCAAGACCGCCGCTACTACCGGAGTGTGCTCCGGTGGGCTGAGCGTACGCATCGGTGCCCTCGTATGTGGCCGAATTGGTCTCCGTACATAGAGGATCACGCCCGCAAGCTGGGGGTTCTCCGCGAATGGGGCACTCCGCTGGTCGATTGGGAGA